TTAGCAAGAGCGTTTGCGTTTGCTTCATTGATAGATTGTAATCGCGCTTGCTGCTCTGTTTGTATTTGCATTTCAATATCTTCAGGAGCAGGAGTCCAATCAGTGGGTTTGTTTCCGCGTTCGAGTTTCACCAGCCTTGTCCAAAGTTTAGAAGTAACATTACCCAATGCACTACCATTATTATCAATCCGAATATATCCTTTTTGATTAGGGTTGTTTCCTGTTGTAAAAGTGAATATTTCTCTTTTCCAATCTCCATTGGTATTAGGGAGTTTATTCTTAGACTTATGTTCGGAAGATGCTGATATAAAAAATAAATCAACGCTTCTTAAATCTTCACTTTTGTATTCTAAAGACAATGTATAAGTGGTATTCTTTTCTAATATTCCTCCTACTATCTGGTAAATGATATATACTTCAGATGTTCCTTTATATTCTTTATAACGTTCATTTTTGCTATCAAGGATTAAGTTGCGTCCGCCTACTTGGATATTGTTTGCTTGCTCATTAGAGTACTGTTTTAACCTATTCTCTAATGAAAACAAGTCAGGATTTACAAGCTGCTTTATTTCGGTTTTGTTGCCGTCAGTGATTTGTAAGTTGGCTTTTATCCTGATTTCATTTGGTAAGAGTTCGATGTATTGCTGTCCGTTGCCTGAGGTGATGCGGTCGGTTTTGATTTGTCCGCCTGTGATTTCGGTAAAGCCGTTGAGCTGGGCTATACCTCGTTCGCCATTGTACTCGGAATTGACGGTGGCGTATAGGAAATGATAAAAGCCCGCTACTTGCTCTATATCTATCTTGTTTTCGGATAGGATAAACTCGGCTGTCTCTACGACTTTGCTTGCTTTGATGTATAGGTAATAGGTTTTTGCCTTATCGTCCAATCTACCTGATACAAAGGCAGGTGCGTACCAATATTTATAGTCCGCTGCTGAATAATTGGGCTTAATGTCGGTTGTACCTAATGCGTAGTGCTTTATCCAACCGCTGCCTGCGTTGAGTTGCTTGTTGTTCCTATCAAAGTACAAGGTATGAGGTACGGTGATAGGGTTGGTCTTATTGGCTACAAAGGCAAATTGTCCTGACTTGTTGCCTACTAATGCCATCATCGTTTGCACGGTGGCAGGAATGATGCTTTTGGTGTATTCGGGGAAGGCTTCTTCTATCTGCTTGATGGTCTCTAAGGCGTTGCGCCAGCTGCGTTTGGTTTCGGATAGGGTGCGCTTGTTGAGTTCGCCGAAATATACTTCTTGGTTTTGGAGTTTGCGTATTTCGGTGGCGAAGGACTGCCCTTGTACCTTGTTGGATAGTTCTATTTGTGGGCTGTAGGGGTTATTGACATACTCTTTGAGTCCCACGATGCGAATGGCTACGGGGGTGCGCTGAAACTCGGTATCGGAGAAGTGGATATATGCGCCCATTTTGAGGCGACCTCCTACATTTGCCCAATGTTTTTTTGCCCATATGCCGTCTAAATCACCGGTGAAGGTAAAGAGGTCGGCGCGGTTTTCGTATAGGTATTTGCAGGCTTCTTTCATCATCTCCCAGCTTGCTCCTGACTTGGTTGCATTGTCGCTGATGTAAGCATTAGGCATTTGCATATTATAGACGGAATACTCATCGCCTATGGCTGGCTTGAATATATCATTTGGCATTGTGGTGCCATCTTCTTCCTTGGGTACTATTTCAAAGCGGCGTGTGCTATGGTTGTAACCGCTGCTGTGCTCATAACGGCTTATTCCAAACTCACGCCCTGAAAGCATACCACTTTCAAAGTATATCACCATCTTTTCGCCTTTGATTTGGAGGTCTGAAAAGTTAAGAGCTTGAGGAATGGAAGTGTCCGTAAAGTCGTAGAAGTGTTTGGCTTTATCTACTTCAAAGACTTCTGAAACCCTCCCTTTGCGCTTGGGGTATATGTGCGAAAGGTCGAGGCTTTGCTCATTTACAAATCCGTTATTTTGCGCATTCTTGATAGCTATAGACAAGCCCTTGTCATCTGAAACGAATGTTACCCCCTCATAGGTGTACTCTTGTGATTTTGGTAGTAATAGTTCTTTATTACCATATTTAGAGCGGTCAATATTACGTTCCCCTCCTTGTACATATAGACGAGTAATACGACTTTGTTCAGTGGTACGACTTACGCCTGTTTTAAAGCCTTTGCCCTTGCCGTATTGTAGCGGTAGGGGATTGTTTTTAAAATATTCTACCTTGTGAAGGTGTATGGTTTTGCCTATGATTTCGTATTCAGTTTCAAAGGCTTTGGCTATCATATCTAAGGCTTCGAGGCAGTTGTTGTGGTTGTAGGAGATGAGTTTTTCATTAGCTTCAATCGTGGTGCCTACTTGCCAACCGCTATCTATCATATTGAGACAATCTACCAATATCTGAATATGATAGCGTGGTGAGGCTGTGAAGGGGAATTTGAGGGTTTTATCATTCGGGTTACGGAACTTGTAATTACGTAGATTTGCGCCCTCGCTGTCCATAGTGAGGGTATATTCGAAGCTGAAGCTGTTATGTTTTACGATTTTAGCGGGCTGATTGAGGGTGTAGCGTTCGCCCTGAAACTCGCACCACGCTCCTGTGGGGATTTCGGTATAAGTAGGTAATGAAAAGTATAGGGTAAGGGTGTGTTCGCCCATTATAGAGCGATAACGATAACTTTCATCAGTAGGAAGTATATCAAGGCGGTTTGTATTAAAATTGATTTGCATAACTCTGAATTACAAGTGAGGCAAAGGTACGTTAGTATTGATAGGATATTAGCAAGGAGTTTTGACAATTATTTGACATTTTTATACAAGGGTGAGGGTAAGGGTAAATTCTACCTTGAGGATATTGCCGACAAGCAGCGCGTTCTTGATGCTTGCTTTTTGGTAGATAGCTTTAAGTCCTCCCCCTACCCCTCCAAAAGAGGGGGGGATGTTAATGGTTCGTTCGCCTTGCTTGGTGAGTTGGTATAGCAGTGCCTCGTAGAGTTGCCAAAAGGAGGTGAGAGGCTGGCTGATATAACAATGTAGTGTAAGGGTACGCTCTTTGAATGCGTTAGCGTGCTGGGTGTATTGTACCCCTGCAAGGGTATTGCTGGCTGTGGTGAGGTGCTCTTTTACCTCGTAGGTGGGTAGAAGGGTGTTTTGATTTTCCTCAAGTAGATAAATGCCATACTTGGATAGGTCTGTACCGTCTATAGTGAAGCCTGAAGGGTGCAGGCTGGCATTGGGCGCGGTGTAGGTGTAGCCTTGTAGGGGCGTATCATTGGCGAGGGTAATATCAGTAGTGATGTAGCCTTGTTCGGTTTTGGCTTTTTGAGCGGACACAAAGCGGAGGCGAAAGGTTTTGCCTAACTCTTCAAAATGAAAATCGTTATAGGTTTGAGCGGTTAGGAATGTTATGAATGAGGTGTAATGGGTTGCCTTGCTGATGAAGGTGAGGGTGTACTGCTGGGTATCGAGTACGGGGGTGCTGGTGTCGTACTCTTTGCCATAATATTCTGCCCAATCATTGGATGGTAGCTTTTTAAGTGGGGGGTAGCAAAGAAGGTCTTTGTAGTTGGTATCTAACAAGTAGGTGTGGTAGGTGTTTTGTATGTCGATGTTATTTATTTTCATATTTTTGTTGTTATTTAGAAATATTGTTGTATCTTTGCGGTGCAAAAGGGTATTAAGAACTTTTGCCGCGAAGCGAGGGTTATAAGACTGTCAATTCGCTACCAGAGTAGAGCCTTAATAATCAGCGCAATGATTGTTAAGGCTTTGCTTATTTTAGGGTGTTTAGTTTTTTGATTACTTCTAAGTAGTTTGTTAGTAGTTCTTCTTTTGTAAAGGTTATTGCTTTATTTTGATGCACAAAGTATATTTCTTCTAACCAATTGTTATTTTTAAAGCTCATTATTTTGCCTTTTAGGTTTTTAGTAATATCTTGAGATTTCCAATCTTCAAAGTTGGTTATATCAAATACGATGCTTCCTTTTTGTGAATTAGCTCCATTTATTTGTTTTTTTACCTTGTCTAAATGGCTTTTAATACTGGTATATGAACTTGCTTCTTTTCTATCGGCAACAAGTCCGTTTATTTCGTATTCAGGGTTTTTGATTTGCACTATATTGCTATCTAAGTGAGGACGGATATTTATATTCTTTCCTAAATCATCAGCTATAATTTTAGCAGTTGCTATATTCTTTTCTAAGTCTTTCTTATCGGCATAAGGACTTACTTGTACTGTTGCCTTGTTCTTACCCTCATATATTTTTTTGTAGGGAGCATTGAGTTTTTGTATCTCTTGTTCTTTTATTAAATTACTCGCTACTAACCCTTTATTAGCCTCAATAAAATAAGGTTTTGTTTTCCAATTCTTGAAGCGGTCTTTGTTGTCGGTTACCCATTGCTTATAGTTATTGGGTACTTCGGCTACGTAATTAGAAGAACTTTCAGGGGGTAGGGTTTCATCGGCTTTGAGTTCTTTGATAAGCTCTTCATCGGTTTTTAGCAGGGTGATGATATGGCACTTGCAGCCTACGTGCCAGCCGTGAAAGTGGAAGGTTTTGGGGTATTTTCCTTTCAGCTCATCGCACATATCATAGACTTTGTGCTGTGGTGATAGGCGTACCTCAAAGCCTACAATATCAGGGTTTTGCTGTATGCGCAACCAATCGGCGGACTTATAGGCTACATTGATTTCGTTACTAGCAAGGCGCAAAGCATTTTTATAGGCACTTCGGTACACTCCTTGCCCAGGGTGATAGTTTTGAGCGTTCTTGCTTAATACAAGATTGCCGTACTGGTCTCTGACCCTACGGAATAGGGCGGTGGGGTTGTTTAGTAGGTTACGCACTTCACGACTTAGCTGTACCGCGCTTTTGCCCTCTTCTAAGGATACGGATAGAGCGAGTTCTATTTCTGTTTGTGCTTTTTTAGCAATGTCCCATACACGGTCGGAAATGGTAAAATCTTTAATCTTACGCGTTTTGAATGTTTCGAGGGCTTCAAGGTTTTTATATTTGGTTAATCCTTCTCTTAGCAGTTTGTCGTGTTTGCTGTTTGCAAAAGCCCATTCTTTGGTGATACCTTGCTTTATAATTTGGTCTAATTGGTTGCTGAAATTAGCTAATTCCTTATCAAAGGCTTTTCCTTTTTTGGTGGAAGCAAAAGCAAATAATGTACTTGCGATGAGTTCTTTATAATTGGTTTTGAGGGCTATAAATACGGCTGTACCTACAAGCTGGTAAAACAATTGTTCTACTTGCTGTAGGTATGCCATTAGGTGCTTTCTATGTTGCTCATCATAGTTCATTAGATACTTGCTTCATTGAGGTTGCTGTTTTCCTCGTCTTTGATTTGCTGTAGTTGGGCTTCAGGGTCGGTAATTCCGAAACGCTGCATTGCTTCACGTTGCGATATAAGAGCCTTGCCACCATTAGCTTCCATAAGGGTACGTATCATCTCGGTATCATCGTCAATATCAAATGGGGTGATGATAGGGGTGATGTTTATGGTTTTGAGTTCTTTCTCAAAGGGGATATACATCTTGGAAAGGAATGCTAAAATGATATTGATACGCCTTTGTAACGCGGGTATGAATATAGCCTCATTGTCTTTTACCTTGAGATGAGCGGGTAGCCATGCGAGTTTGCGCCCTACTCCCGAAAGCATATTACACTTGCCTGC